CTTTTCTAAGGCCGACACGCTAGTTCAGACCACCCATAGTAACTTGTTAACAAGTGAAATATGTGAGTTGTATGACAAGGGCGCTTTTAAGATTGAGTGTTTCAATCCTGCAGGTATTGTGTTTCTAACTTTTACCAAGGATAATATAGCTCAAATCAGGGAAGTGCATGATAATGACCTCACCATTGGTGAATATGCTGAAGACCTTATGGGGATCTCCAAGATTAAAGAAAAGGAGAAAGACAGAGGTCCTAAAGTAGTTGCCAGTTGGAGAGGAGTCGCTGATGCTGGAAATTGTAAGTTCAAACAGATTGAACCAATTACAGTTTCATCTTCTGAAATTTTGGATCTTGGTCGCTCGAGATCTAATAATAACAGTAAAGAGAGGTATCGCAACAACTGCGATGGGGCATTGAACTTAGGCCTTGTGGCATTCCTTTATAAGAAAAGGGATGGTCATGGGTTTAATTTTCTTTACCAGGTCAAAGAAAAGTCTGATTGGATGAATTGGGGTTACAGAGCGTATTTTTGGTATTGCCGTAGAGTTTACGGTATCCATTATATGAGGTATTCCTACTCCAGATATGGGATGTTTTACACTGAAATATTTCCTGATCTGGGGGTCCACGAGGAGGCTTATAAACATAGGCATCGAGTTAGACTCATTTCTGATAAAATACAGATGTCCATGACGAGTACACGTGGATGGCATGAGGCTGTGTTCATTAGCCGGATGAACGAGACTCTTGGTGGTGTTGAATCCACCGCCGGTATGGGGCATAAGCTTCCATCCTATTACATTAGCGCAATCTACCGCGACGTAAGAAAGATGGTGCAGAGCTCCTTGTGCTCCAGGGAAAGTAGCGAGTGACTGATTGAAACACGAAGTGGGATATCCTGCCGTGTCAAACCCAGGGTGGAACACCCCGTGTTTAATCAATCAATTTACAAGCTACAAGTACCTGTTACCCTCGGAAATCAAGAAGATTATGAAGAGGAAGAAGGTGTCATAGGGTTGGAACCTAAGGTTGTTGTTAAGACGGTTTTGAGCTGTCATTACAAAGGCCGTTTAGGGAAAACCCCTCGGCATTTTGTTGGGCCCCCATCAGTCGTGGGGAAATATGAGTGTTATGCCTCGACTTCGCACAATTTATTTGTGGGCATAGTTAATAGGGTCTTATTGATCGAAATCCCTGATGGGATGAATCCGTTAGATGGGACAATCATCAACGGGTTTCTTCTCGCAGGGTCTCAGAAAGTATCTGGGTGGGGTAGTAAGTCTATGACTTCTATCGGATGGAAACTAGCGTGCAAATTAAAACACGTTAAGCCCATCTCTCGTTCTGATGTTGTTGAGAGTAGGCCTAGGGATAAATACCAAGCTTACTTTGACAGCAATGTCGATGTTGATTTCCGTGAGGGGTTAACAAGACATGATGGGACACTTCAAAACTTTGTGAAGTGGGAACTAAGTTCTCGGTCAAAAGAACCTCGGATAATCAGTCCTAGATCTCGCA